GGAGGCCACAGAGTGACCACTGATGAGTTAAAGGATTTGATCATTAACGAGTGCACCCCCGAATTGATAAACCTGTTACTGCCGAGACTCGACGAGGTAGACACCCTCCGCGAACGGCTTGAGGCTATGGAAAAGGCAGCAAGAGAGTGCGGGTTAGATATGACACACATTTGGTTTAGGTGCCCAGTCGTTATCGCTGCCCGGGGAGAAAAAGAATGATAAAGTGGTGGTGGTTGATAATAGTCTTCTTCCTGAGCGGGTGGTTCGGGTATTTTATCTGCGCCTTGATGTTTATCTCTTCAAAAGGAGGCCCAACAGAGAAATAAAACATTTTATATTCTGCGGGAAGCCGTCGGCCTTTTTAGGGATAAAGAGGTGCCGGCGGCTTTTTTTTAGAATATGAACCTTTTGGTGTAGTTTCCGCATATGATCTTGTAATACCCTGTTCATATCACGCAGGTGACAGGAGGAAAAATCACCGTGAAAAAAATCTTTATTCTAGTTTTCGCAATCCTGATAGCAGCCGGGGCATTCGCTGAAGCTACTCAGGAAGCCGTCGACGCGCCAGCCGAGATCACTGTTCTCTACGCAGTGACCAAGGACTACGGTGGCGATATCGGCGACAATTTCGAGTGGACCGTCGCCAAGGTGGTCTCAGACTTTCCAGGGACCGTGATCGAGGGCATTCAGGTCGACCTCACGGACGGAAGTTCCGTGACCATTAAATCTATGTCGGCGGCAGGGGACGCACCCAATGTCTACACAGACACACTTGTTCGGTCGAGCGCCTACATCAAACCGTCATTCGCGCTGGCTCTCGACGACGTGATACGGGATCTCGACCAGTACCCCGAATCGGTCTTGGCCCCATATCGGAGGGACGGTAAGCTATATGCCTTGCCAGAACCAGGATCGGCACAGGCAATGGCGCTTAACCTCGACATGATGGACGACATCGGATACGTGGTTCCCGACAATTGGACCATCAACGATTTTCTCACCATGGCCGAGATGGTAAAGCAGGCCTATGGCGGCGAGAAGTGGGCAACGGGTATGTTCGCCGGCAACCAGAGCGGTGACTACCTTATCAACAATTGGTTCGCCAGTTTTGGAGCAGAGTACTACCAGAACGGGGACTACTCTCAGACCACTATCGCCGATACCGGAGGGTCGAGAGCACATTCGTTTTTTCAGTTGCTTATGATCGCTGGTTACATTCCTAAAAACTCCGCGGAGCTTGTGGACGACGATTATGTGCTTCAGTGGGCTCGAGGCGAGATTGCGGCAACGGCATTTTTCCAGCCATGGATACCTGTCTACCAGGGAGTTGTGGCCGAGCAAGGATTCGAGAAGTTTAACTACAAGTTTGTGCCTTTCCCGAGAGCGCCGGACGTCGCCGCGGTGCCTGCTTATTTCGTAAGTGGCGCAATCATTGTTAGAGACACAGGGACTGCCGCGGACCAGGTTGCCGCTCGATTCGCTGAGTACTGGAACTCACAGCCCATACAGACAGTCAAGGTTATGGTCGAGGCGTCGCTGGCTAATAGGCTCGACGTTTTGGTATCCCCGCAGGATCAGTGGACCGCGCAGATTCAGGCCATTGTAAAAGCCAATGGCGTATTCGACGCCGGCCTTACCGGAGAGAAATATGGAGCCGCGAGGCCGATGCACTTTCCCATTCTCCAACAGGTATTGCAACTCACGATCGATCCCTTGGATTCCATCAAGGCCTATGCTGCCGCGATGAACGAGATGCTATCAGACTAAACCCCCATAAAAGATTGCCGATTACGTCACGGTCGGCAGGCGGATTGAGACGTCAATCTGTGAAGTGGACTGACAGCCGGGAAAGACCGGCATTCGGGGAGTACGGAGATTCGGTGTTTTACCTTCCAGTTTTCCACCGATACGCGGGTTCAACTCCCGCGCTCCTCATATGAAATACCTTCTGCTCCTACCGGCCATTCTATTCGCTGCCCTTTTCTCGGCGTGGCCGTTGGTAAAGCTATTCCAGTACTCACTGCTCAAAACAGACTTCATTGATACCGTATTTGTGGGTCTCGCCAATTACGCCAAAGCATTACATTCGCAGGCGTTCCTCCGGTCCTGGCTCAATTCGTTTTTTTACATGGGGCTCATGGTCGTAGGGCAGGCAGGGACCGCGCTGATGGTATCCATGTCGGTATTCTCCCTTAAGAAACGTTGGCACGACTCAGTGAGGATAATTTTCTACGTGCCGCAACTGAGCGCGGGAATCATTATCGCGAATGTTTGGCGGTGGGTATTCCATCACAAAGGACCAGTGAATGCGCTACTCGAAGCGTTCGGTGCCGAGAAGCGAATGATATTCCTGAGTGCCGAGACCGCGATCCCTGCGGTTGCTCTTATCGTTATCACTGCCGGCGTCGGAGGAGCAACAATCATATTCCTGGCGGCTATTATGGGAATTGATACGAACCTATACGACGCGGCGATCGTGGACGGTGCATCGTGGTCGAGGATAAAGAGATCGGTAATCCTTCCGGCTCTCCGGCCCATGATAGGCCTGGTCACGCTCCTGGCGATGATTGCGAGTTTTCAGATTTTCGAGACCATTTATGCGTTGGCTCCCCATGAGTTCAGCGCAACAGTGACATATCATATTTACCGAGAGGCATTTGTGCTGGGGCGCTACGGTTTGGCGTCGGCACAAGCGGTGATCCTGTTAGCGGTTACGGTTGTGCTGACCTTGGCGAAAAGGAGGATTGAGGGATGAACCGCGCCTTCCTCATCATCTGCATGATCTTTCTCCTGGCGCCGGTTTACTTCATGTTTACTGGTAGCCTACAAGACGTTTACGGAATATTCGCCATGCCACCGCGGATATTCCCTAGAGCTCCGACGATCAAAAACTATGTGCTAATACTCGGTGATACCCTGGTGCTAAAGTGGCTGCTCAATACCGTGGTCGTTGTGGTGTTGACGGTTGTGCTATCGGTGGGGATCTCGGCTACCGCAGGCTATGCGTTCGCGTTCTACCGATTCCGGATGAAAAAAGCGTTGTGGATGTTTCTCCTCGCGGGTATCCTTGTACCTCGGATCTCTCTTGTGGTCCCGCTGTTCGTGGTCGTCCATCGTCTCGGTCTGTCCGGAACACTCGAGGCCGTCATCCTGGCGACCGCGTTTTCTCCGGTGGGAATGTTTCTCGCAAGAACCTATTTCGGATCTGTACCGCCGGCGATGCTCGAATCCGCGAGGCTCGACGGTTGCAACGAGGTCCAGGTATTGGCTCGTGTGGTAGCTCCCGTATCCAGGCCGATCATTACCACGCTGGCGCTGTTCGCCTCGATTGCGGCGCTTCAGGATTATATGTGGCAGATGCTTGTCCTGCAAAAAGACAACGTGCAGACGTTGTTGGTGGGACTTACTAAACTTATTATGCGGCGGGGTGTTGGTGGAGCAGTGGCTAATCTCAACCCGGTTGGTATGTCACTCGCCGCCGGCGTCACGCTCCTCATCCCGCTGATTTTAATATTTGCATTCGCGAATAAGTATTTTACCGTCAATTTATCTGGCGCGGTGAAGGAATAATATTTTTGCTGTAGGAGGCAAACCGATGGGAAAGAAACAAGACTACGGTCCGTACTACAAGTGCGGCGCCTGTGAGAAGGCGGGATTGAAAGAGGATTGGGAACAGATAGATATCGGGACCGGAAAGGACACAAGAATCTGTCCTAACTGCGGAGTGATCGTCGTTATGGACGTGGTTAACATTGTCACTGACGCCCCGGTTCCGGACGCAAAACCGGACGCAAAACCGGACGCAAAACCGAAAGGAGGAGCGAAGAAATGATCTGCATCATCCCACAACATGGGAGATCCAACCGGCTCCCAGGTAAGGCAGTGAAGGATTTTTGCGGACGTCCGTTGGTGGCGTGGGCGGTTATCCAGGCCATGACGTCGAAGTGTATCGATGCGGTGTACGTGTCGACCGAGTCGCAAGAGATCTCTGATATCTGCGAGGCGCTTGGCGCGAAGATCATATGGCGACCGAAGTGGCTACAGGAGAAGCGATTCTCTGCTACAGTGCCGTTCGAGCATGCTATGAAGTATCTCGATATTGGGCACGATCATGAACCGATAGGGCAATGGCTCGCAACCAGCCCACTAAAAAAACCCGGTGATATCGATCGGCTGTACGATGCATACATGGCAGCACCGAATCCACCGCCGGGCATCGTCAAGCAGGCACTTCTATCGGCACCCACACAAGAGAGCGGCATTTTTAGAAGGCACCTTCCCCTACATGGCGCACCACGGGCGAGATGGGTACATTATGACAAATCGCACGAAACCGTTGCCGTAATCGCTGGCTGTCCCATTACCGACGCCCATGGATACGCCGATTCTGTGCGACGCGGCGAGTGGAATATCGCAGATGACTATCTCACCGATGACGGCTGTGATGCCGACATCGTCGCACATGCCTACATCGCGGGAACGGGTATTTTCTACACCGCGCCGTGTGAGTATTGGCAGACTATGGAAATCGACGACGCCGAAGGCTTCAAGATATGTGAGTCGCTCATGGAATCGCAGATACTACAGGGTCGTGGGGCCGAGGTTTATTACGAGTACGCAAAGGAGGAAAACCATGGATAAAAACTTAATAGGGCCGTTCCCGATTCCGGTCGTACCGGCAGGACCAGAGACAGGCCAGTCGGTAGAAATGGGCCACGACATGAACACGGAGTCGGCGCTGCGGAGTGAATCGAACATGTATAATCAACAGACCTCATCTAAGCAATTGATCCACGAGGAATATAACTCGGGGAGAAACTTGCAGCCGATTATCAAAGCGTTCGAGGAAGGGAGAGCCAGAGACCTTGACGATGAGGAAAAGGCCGGCGGTGTTCCCGTTATGATAATCGGATCGGGGCCGAGCCTGGATGATGCGATACCGCATCTGGTAAATTGGCAAGGCGGGATCATCTGTACGCCATCGCACGCGCTCACTCTCATGCACTATGGAATCGAGCCGACGCATATTGTGGCGCTTGACCCGTTCGAGTCATGGGAAGAAATACAAGGCCTGGATTGGTCAAAGACCAGGACCAAACTCGTTACGCATCCCGGCGTCATGCCGGATCTGATCGAGAAATGGCCGAATGACATTTTGCTCTATCGGCAATCCCTCGGCCGCAACGATAGCTTTTACGCAACCACGCAACTTCATCAGTACGCATGGAGAGGCGGCACGAGAGAGAAGGGGGAGTTCAAGTGGATGATCAGGACCGAGGTTATTGTGTTTGCGTGCAGCCCTCCGCTCCAATTGTTCGTCAGTGACAGGTTGGGGTATGGGATGCCGTTCCTGGCCGGCTGTGACTTCGGCAGCCATAGCGGCAAGGCCCGATTCACGAGCTACACCGTAAAGAGAGAGGCGTCGGTCGCACAGGTAGGAAACGCACCGCCTATTGATGTGCCGATAGAGTGGGAACGTCACGACCATCCATACGTTGAGCCTGAGAAGGGATCGGCTGAATTCGCGGATACGGTCGTAACCAACAATGGCCAGTATACGAGCACGGTCCTTCTGTTTTACAAAAAGAATATGATCTCGGCGTGGCGCCTCATGGAACGAGTCTGTTACACCACGGACCACGGGACCATCACGGAAATGCCCTATCTGGACATTGGGAAAGTGGTCAGGACACAAGGGCGGTGCGCCAAGCAGAGATCCAGCAAATGGAGCATCAGGACCGCTGATCGATATCTGGCCTCAGTGGGAGCGTTCGTCCTCGAGAATAAGACCGCGGGTAAAAACTTCTTAGAGTCTCAGAATCCCATTACGGAGTTGTCGACGTTTATGGTTTCGATGATGAAGATAGTAACTTGCCAAAACTGCGGCATACAAGGGAAAATAGAGGGACCGGAGACGGCAGACGCAGATGATCAGATAGCCAAGCAGGCTTGCCCCCGTTGCGGTCTCACTCAGATGAAACGTGCTAATGACTACGACATGGGTGCCAACCTGAGTAGGATCGAGGATCTACTGGCCTGGGTGAAAAATCACAAGGAATAAAGAAAGCCGCCCCCGGTCCCAGTTCCGCCGGGGGCTCTTTCTATCTAACCGATAACCTGGCCGAAGATATCGGCGACAATGCGCTTCGCCGAGGGAACGACCAGCGCACGATTGAGTAAAGCACACTGCCGAAGCTCCGCTAATTCACCCACGCACAACACGATAGTGATTTCGATTTCCTCGTCCTTTGGCCGGTTGCCGGGGATGTCTCGAGACTGTACGCCGTCGGGTAGGTCGCCTTTCATAATACCAGCCTCCAAGGGCCGTCCCACTTCATCGCATAGTCGGCATTACTCAACAGCTTGGCCGCACTACGATTATCCCATATCTCACTTGCCTCGTCGTTAAGCTGCGCCATATCGAAGTCGGAAAGGTTGGCTACCGTTTTGTGGCGTATTACGGTGTCGCCCCATGCACATATTTCTTCATGCCCATCCATCACCACGGTACGTCCGTGGATGCGTGTGAATACACTCGTCGGGCTAAACACGTCCACCGTAAGCTCTTGAATCGTTGTCATTACGCCACCAACCCTTCAGCAAAAGCAATCGCATTGCCGCGATCCAAAAACGGCTTGTGGCCCGTTGGCACATAGTGCATCTCGTCGATGTCGTAGAGCACCACGACGTACAGACCATTCTTGATCATCCTCACTGTCGACTCGAGCCCTTCGGCTTTGTTTAGAAAAAACTTGATTGTCACTCTCGTTCTCCTTTGTAATCATACATAGAGCATAGTACAATACACTATGACAATCAATAGATAGAAGAAAAATAAGTGCGTAATTGACAAAAAACCGTCAAATACACTACGTTTACAGGCTATGGCGAAGAAAAAAGGACCGGCTACCAAGAAAAAGCCTACTGGAAGGCCGACGAAATACAGTCCGGCGTGGGTTCCCAAGATGGCTGAATTCATGGCCAGGGCGGGGATGATCGACAAGGACATGGCGGCTGCCATGGGGATCGCAGAGTCCACCTTTCACAAATGGAAGAAGGACCATCCCGAGGTCGCGAAGGCGCTGAAGAAAGGCAAGAAAGAACCCGACCAGAAGGTGGTCCAGGCGCTATACCAGCGTGCTCTCGGGTACAGCCACGCCGAGGATAAGATATTCCAATTCGAGGGCATGCCCGTGATCGTCCCGACCATCAAGCAGTATCCACCGGAGGTAGCTGCCTGTATCTTCTGGTTGAAAAACCGGCTGCCGAACGAGTGGCGCGACAAGCAGGAAATCGAGATCGATATGGACAGCGATCCCCTTATGAAGTTCGCCGAGGGACTGGCCGCATTCCGTATCGATGCCAAAATCGAATAGCGGCCTCACGCGAAAACAAGAAATAATTCTCGACCACTACAACCGCAATCAGCCGCAGCACCTGATCATGGAGGGAGCGGTCCGGTCCGGGAAAACGCATCTTAATAATTTGCTATGGATGGCGCATATCGCCAGGGTGCCGAAGCCGTCAAAGAGTTTCATCCTTACCGGAAGGACTATGGGATCTATCGAGCGGAATGTCATTGCTCCGATGGAGGATTTTTCCGGACGCACCATCAGACTGAATAATTTCAATCAGTTTACATGGGCTGGACACCGTGTCTGCTGTTTTGGATCTGATAACGAAAGTTCATACAAGGCCATGCAGGGAATGACAGGTTTCGGCTGGTACGCCAACGAGGTCACGACCCATCACCCCAACACCATATACGAGGCTTTCCAGCGTTGCAGTGGAGAAGGCACAAGGATTTTTTGGGACACAAACCCGGACCATCCGTTCCATTTCGTCAAAACAGATTACGTTGACCATAGTGGACTGCGAGGCGATAACGGAAGGCTCCTGCTGCAATCGTTCCATTTCACGCTCGACGACAACGAATACCTAACACCTGAATATCTCGCACAGGTCAAGCGCACAACGCCGAAGGGTATGTGGTACGATCGGCGCATCAAGGGTTTGTGGGTAGCTGCCGAGGGTATCATCTATGAGCAATTCGACAGGCATACACATATCTTTGATCCGTTTGAGATACCGGAGGATTGGCGAAGGGTCCGCGGTATTGACTTCGGCACCGTGCATCCGTTCGTTATGCTGTGGGGAGCTATCGACCCAGATGGCAGGTTATGGATCTATCGTGAATACTTCAAGACGCAAACACTTATCCGCCACCATGCCGAGCATATCAAGACGGTATCAGAGGGAGAGCGGTACTGGTGGACTGCATCAGACCACGACGCGCAGGAACGGCTCGAGTATGAAAGCCACGATATCCCGACTATACCGGCGCAAAAATCCGTACTCTTAGGGATCGACAAGGTTGCTCAACGCATGGTCGACCAGATAGACGGGCGACCGCGAGTTATGATATCAAAAGAGTGTACGGAGCTTGCTCGGCAGTTAGGCACCTATCGTTGGATCGAAATGCAGGACGGGAAGCCGTACCGTGAGGAACCCCTGAAGGTAGACGATGACGGCCCCGATGTCTTAAGGTATATGATTATGGAACTAGACAACAATACCACGCCAATTATTTCGGACGGATTTCGCGGATTTTCCAGAGGGGGATGATCATGCAAACCACCGCAGATATTCTAAGGATTATAGAATCCGACAATCAGAAGATACTTTCGGAAATGCTGTGGGACTTGATTCGCACCCATAACACCGGAGACGGGCAGATCCAGAAGTCAATGCACGGTAGGTACAAGCAGGCTCAAGAGAGCGTGCCGGTATTTTCCAAGTACTATGCGAATTGGGAATCGAAAGTTAGGGAGATGCTACCAAACGATTTCTTTGGAGACGTGGTCGATATCTCCACTGGTTACATGGGGAACGCCATCACCATCGAACTCGATAAAAAAATGGTCACCGACGAAGGCAAGGTAAAAACAGACCAGGAGTTTCTCCGCCTTTTCTCTCGGGAGGAATCGACCATCGACGAGAATAGTGAACTCGTTAAAATGGCCAAAGCCGCAGGGAAGGCGTACCGTCTCCTATTCTCTGCCGACGCCAAGGCGAAGATAATGAATCTAAATCCGTGGGAAACCATAGTATTTTATGATGCCAGTATCAAAGAACCGCAAGCGGCCATGCGGTTCTGGCAGGTAGAGGACCGGACCGGAGCGCGCCCTGGCGAAGTAAATCAGAGCCCTGGCAAACGATCCGATATAGACGGGAAGGCGCGACCTAATATGAAATATCGCGTGGAGTGGTACGATGATCAGTCGATCACTTTCTACAGGGAAAACGCCGCAGGGGATTTTGTGTTAGACACGACTCAGCCTCCTCCGCCGGCTGATGGCGCGGGTACTGGCCGGCGACCTCATTTCTTCAACGGAATACCTATCATTGAGTTTCTCAACAACGAAGAGGGATTGGCAGAACCGGCCAAGGCCGTCAAATTGATCGATGCCTATGACGACATAATGTCGGACGCCACGTCGGAAGTGCAACAACTGCGCATGGCGTATATGTTCGTCAAGGGAGCAGGACTTAAACTCGATCCAGAGTTAGAGGCTAACCTGAGACAGACCGGCATATGGCCTCTCCCCGCTGACGGTGAAATAGGATTCGCTGGAAAGGATCTTTCCGGAGCGGCCGATTTTATCAAGTTTGTACTGGAAGAACTGCGAGAGAATATTTATTCGTTCTCAAAATCCATAGACTTATCCAAGGACCGCGGCGGAGACGTAAGGGTCATAGGCTGGCAGATTGCAATCCTCCGTATGGAAATGTCGTCCCAGGTCACTGAACGCAAATTTCGAAGATCATATCTCAGGCAATATAAACTACTGTCGGAGTTCTGGGCTGCTAACGGGCAGGCTAAGATAGATCCTCTCAGCCTTATATTTGTATTCACGAGGAAGTTCCCGAGAGATATCGCTCAAGAAATTACAACGCTAGTCGAAGCCATGCAGGTTTTGCCTCTCGAGACCGCCTATGGTCTCATGTCGTTTATCGAAGACCCGTCAGGATTGGCCGAACAGTACAAGGAAGAAAAGCCCGAGCTTTCCGCTATCCTCGAAGGATTAGACGACACCGGAGAAGATGATGCCAAGTCGGAAGTGGAGTGATCTCGACAAACAGGTAAACTCCGCCCTTCTCAGAACGTCTGCGGCAGGAGAGCGGCGGATACTCAGAGAATATGCGATCGCCCTCAAACAGATCCGCACGCAGATGGGAGTACTCTACGAGAGAGTCGTCGGCGATGACGGTGTGCTGACGCTGGCGCAGATGACACGATACAACCGCCTCCGAGCCCTCGACAAAGACATAGCAAAAATCATGAATAAGAACTATGGCGTGGTAGTCGGAGAGATGGACGTGCTCGCCGGAAAACTCTACAACGAATCATTCTTCAGGTATGGATGGGCATTCGATCAACATTCCGGAGTCGCTCTTACATGGGGGTCGGTCCCGAAAGAAGCACTCGCCGCTGTCACCGAAAACCAATTCGATCTCATAGCCAAAGATACACTCGAGGTCGTCCAGAGAAACCAGATCAGAACAGCTATCAGTCAAGGTCTCATTCAAGGGAAATCATTCCCTAAGATGATGAGGGACATCCGGAAGGCAATGGGGAGCGTAGCATTCAAGGCGTTGCGGATTGCCAGGACCGAGGGGCAACGAGCCCAGAACGAAGGCACGAGCGAGATATACGATAGCGCATTGGCAAGTGGGATTGCCGGAGGCGTGGTATGGGATGCTACTCTCGACGGGCGGACGAGGCCGAGCCATCGATCCAAGGATGGAGAGGTCCGCGCCGATGACGGATTTTTCAATTCACTCGGTGGTGTTCGGCCCAGATTCCCTGTCGATCCGGCGCTGCCGGCAGGCGAAGCTATCAACTGCCGGTGCCGAAGTCGATTCGAGGTCGAAGGATTCGCACCTACTCTCAGGCGTACCAGGGACCAGGGTGTTATACCATACACAACGTTTGATAACTGGAAAGGAAACCTCAATGACAGGAACAAATTCACAGGCGACTTACCGAACCCTGACGCGTTTGTGAGTGACGGACCTCCGAATAGCACTTGATATTTATCAAACATGCCATTATATTGTAATGACAGTATAGAGAAGGGATGCGCGAAGGGAAAACACTGGCCCAGGGGGTCAGCAATAACAGGAGGTTCCTATGGGAACTAAAACGGTGAAAGTCGGAGAACTGATTCTAGATTACAATCTATGGCCACGGCACGAAGCCAATGGTGTAGATTCAACCAACGTCAGGCACATGTGCGAAGCCATCCAGTCGGGTGTCAAGTTGCCGCCGATCATAGTCAACTCGTCGGATATGCGGGTTATCGATGGATTCCATCGCACCAAGGCATATCAGCGAGAACTCGGCGACGATGCAAAAATCAAAGTCGATATGCAGGTCTACGAATCAGAGGCCGATATGTTCGCTGATTCGGTCAGATACAATTCCATCCACGGATTGCCCATGTCTCCCAAAGATCGGGCACATGCCATATTAAAGGCACGCAAGTACAAAATCCCAATGTCTATCATGGCCCAAGCGTTGGGCATGACCGAAACGAGGTTGCAGGCTTTTCTCGCCAAGCGCACAGCAACGGCACCGTCAGGCGAAGTGATAGCCATACCCGGCGGAGCGGTGGCGATGGCCGGGAAACAGCTAACCGAAGACGAGCTGCATTATGTCAACCACGAATCCGGCCACGTCCCAATGATGCACGCCTCAATGCTCATCAATGCTTTGCGGTGTGTCTCTGAGCCACTCGGGGAGAATGCGGTCGCCAAGCTCACGGAATTGCGCGACATCATCAACGAGGTGTTGGCGTGACCGAAAGAGAGTTGCAGTCACTGAAAATCCTTGTCCGTGCTCACTTCGACTATCAGCGGGAGCGGACGAACCTTGACGGGCGGCTTGGCAGAACCAAGGCCGGAGCAGAGAAGAAGGGCACGCCGGAGCGCGATGAATACCTACTCATGGCGTTGAACGATAGGCGAGAGCAGGTCTTCGCTATGGAAGAGGCGACGGCGAAGGAGATCGCGTCGGAAATCCATAAACAAGATTTGTGGAAGTTGTTTCTCCAAGACGTGAAGGGCTGCGGCGAAATGATAGCTGCGGTCATTATGACGGAGTTCAACATAGTGAAGTGGGAGAACGTCAGCAAAGGGTGGTCGTTCGCAGGGTTGGCGCCGGGAAAGGACAGGAAGGTGAAAGGGCAGAAATGCTCATACAACCAATTCCTGCGGGCCAAACTGTGCGGCGTGTTGGGCTCTTCGTTTCTCAAGTGCAATTCTCCATACCGTGAGTACTACGACGATATGAAGCACAGGTTCGAGTCGAAGGATTGGGGTATGGAGTCCAAAAATCCTACCGACAAGAAACGGCCAAAAGCAGGCCACCAACACAAAGCAGCGACGCGATACATGGTCAAGATGTTCCTCAAAGACCTGTATGTGGCGTGGCGGACTATCGAAGGGCTGTCGGTCAGAGAACCGTACCAGGCCGAATATTTGGGGCATGAGCATAGCGCGTAATGAAAGAAGCCATTTCTAGTGAGAAACCCACGATGATTGAGCGAGCCATCAACTTTGAGAAACCCACAAATCGAGAGCGAGCCAGAACATACGAGAAAACCAGAAAATGAGAGCGAGCCATCTGATATAAGAAACCCAGAAAATGAGAGCGAGCCAGAGGATTGGAGAAAACCACACAAGCGGAGCGCGCCACCGCTCGTGAGAAAACCAGGATGATAGAGCGAGCCATTCTCAGTAA